GACGGTCGACACCGACGCGTTGGCGGTGAAGGTGGCGGCGGTCACCGAACCGGTGATCGTCGCGTTGCCGCCGAATGTCGCGCTGCCGCCAAATGCCGCGTTGCCGGTGATCGTCGCGTCGGCGCTCACCGTCAGGATGCCGCTGATCTTCGCCTGGCCGTTGAGGTCGATCTCCGTCGCCGTCAGGCCCACGCTGTTGGTCGTCATGCCGGAGCGGCTGACCGTCAGCCAGTTGACCACGCTGAGGAAGCTATCGTTCATCAGTCGCCCGCGAAGTTGGGCACTGGTTGACACGAAGTCGAACGCCTTGGCGTCGGTCCCCGCGGCGGGATCGTGAAGCACGACCCGGCCACCACCTGAGAGGGTCGCGACGTAAGTCGACGCGGTGACCGTCGTGCCGGTGAGCGGCCCCGTGAGAATGCCGCCACCAAGGGGCAGGAAGCCGTTTAGCTGGGTGCCGACATAGGCCTGGGTGGCGAGCGCGCCGACAGAAGCGCCGTCGTGATAGGCCTGCACCGCGGCCCCGTCCCAGCCGAACGCCATGGCATGGCCAAACCCGACGCCCGTGTAGGTCACGCCATTGCCCGCCACCGACAGCGGTCCTGAGAGGACGCCTCCGGCGAGAGATAAGTACGGACCGCCCAGAGGCGGATGGGTGTCGACATAGCGCCTGGTCACCGCCATCAGGTCACTGGTCGGATCGCCCCGTAACGTCAGATCCCCCGTCATGGCGCCGCCGCCGAACGTCATCAGCGTGCCATCCACCATCGGCAGCGTGAGATTGGTCGGGGCGTTCGCGAGCAATGTCGTGGGGAACGTCCCGGAGACGGAGAGGTCTCCACCCAGCGTCAACCGACCGGTGGTAAGCGTCAGCGCCGTGCCCGCCGGGTTCACGACCACGGCGCGCCCACCGCTGCCCGCGAGCGACGGGAACAGGTCGAACGCCGCCGAAATAAGCTGGAATTCCGCCCTGATCGGCGCGGACGCGCCTGGAGTCGCCGTCCCTGGCGTTCCGGTGGGCGTGTAGAAGAAGTTGCTCACACGCGCATTCCTCTTCTTAAACTGTAATGATATATGAACGAATTCACGGTGTATGGCTCCATGTAGTTCGTTCCTGATGCGATCTGAAACCGCAGGTTCTCCGCGACCCCCGTCATGTCGAGTTCAGAAGGCAACAAAGTCGCCCCGTCCCACACGAACTGCTCCCATATAAATGTGTCCCAGGCCGCGATGCTGGTGAGGTTAAGAACCGTGGCTACATCCGGGAGTTGCGCGATCTGGGCGCTATTGTAACCAAGTTGATAGCCAAATCGCGCCTCGGCGTATCCTTCGCCCTGAAACTCAATTGACACGGCTCGAAACCGCTTTAACACGCGCGGCGCGCGGACGGAGTCCCAGGCCGTGGTGAAATACGCCTCGAGATCCGCGCCATCGAGGCTCGTCCCGACATCGAGGTGATAAACATACCCATCCACGCCGCCAGCGTAGGTCGCCTCGATCTGTGATGTCTGGTTCGTCGTGTCGGTGCAGAATATCGGATGCGCGTAGCGAACCAGCGTGGCGCCGAGGTATTCCTGATTCAGCACCGAAACATACAGCGCATAGCCATCATTGAAATACAGCCGATACTGGCTTTTCTCCCGATTGACCGAGGACGCCAGCAAATGCCCGCGCTGGCGCTGGATGAACGGCAGAATGTTCTTGGTCAGCGTCGCGGGTTCGAAGTTGCCGTAGTTAAGGGATGTCTTCAACGCGATCACGCCGAGATCGTCCAGAATGAACAAATCGAACATATTCTGAATGCTATATTTCTGCGCGCCCACTCCGGTGCTGAAACCGACGAAATTGAAGGTGGTGGGGTCAGTCCCATACAGCACCGAGAACGATCCGCGCAGCAGCACCGCGAGCGCCGCCGAGGTCTGGTCGCCCGGCAGCGTGATCATGCCGTTGACCACGTCCCCGGTGGCGATTTCCCCGCCGCCGTCGACCGCCGACCACCGGAACGGCAGCCCGGCGGCGCAAAACATGATCGAGGAACCCTGCGCCAGGAACAGGTAATTTTTGTGATAAGTGATATGCGACGGCTGATCGGGCACGGCGCCGGTTCGGATCGGCGCGTAAGTCACGCCGTCGAATTCAAACGCCGGATTGACGCCGTCCGCGCCGTAGATCCGTCGCGTGGCCACCTGACCGGCGAAATTGGCCTTGGCGAATTCATATCGTCCACCCGGCAACGGCGCGATCGGAGCCTGCGGGCCGGTCAGGGTAACGGTGTAGCCGCCGGCCACCGTCGCCGCCCCGGCCAGGAACGCGCCGGTCGCGCCGACGATCACGAAATCGCCCACCGCCGAACCGGCCCAGGAGCCGCTCTGCCACATCACCCGTTGGATCGTGGCGGTCACGCCGCCCTGCGTCAGAATGGCGCCCTCGGGCGGTGGGGCGCCGCCGGAGCCGGCGGTGAACGAGACGAGGCCACCGAACGGCACCGCCGTCCAGCCGCCCGGGGTAGCCTTCCAGAGGCCACAGGCGGTCGCGCCGACGTTATCGCGGAACGCGAACACCTGGTCGACGCCGTCGAACACCATGCCGACCACACCGCGCACCGGGCCGGAGCCGGGCACCTGGTGAATCAGCGCCCGATACGAGTCCGCCGCCAGTGCCTTGTAGATCGCCGCCTGCTTCAGGCTGAGACGCACCGTCAGGGGCACCGCCTGACCGATGAGTTCGCCGCCCGGTGAAGCGCGTATGGCATGTATCTCGTCAAACGACCCCGTGACCTGGGTCAGCACCATGTAGGCCGGCGGACCTGTCTCCACGGCGATGACAACGCCCGTGGCGTTGGTCACATCCTGAATGACGGTTGAACCGACCGGCGGCACGATGCCGGCGAAACCGGCGATATCGAAGTCGGCTGAGAAGTCCGCGTTGAAATCGCCGGTCGAGGTCGTGGCCTCAATCTGCACCAGCGTGAACGAGGCGTTGGACGGCGAGAAGCGGCCATCGTACCGTTCATAACCGTCGATCCGACGATAGCCGCCCTGCTGCGCGCATTCGAAGTTTATGGCATCACGCAACACGCCAGGTTGCAGGCGCAGCGTCGGGGTAAGCAGATCGAGACCGCCGGGCTGAAAGGCGCCCTGCACCACGACCCCGCCAAGCTGCGTCTGCGAGTATTTTACCGCGGGCAGACGGGACCTGGCGGCGGCGCCACTCACACGGGGTTTACCTGTTTGAGCCGCGCCTCGCCGTGTTGCGACCCGGATTGCTGCGCGTTGACGGCGTCCTGGATCTGCCGGTGGACATCGACGATCAGTGGATTGACCTCTCGCCAGGGTTGGCCACCCAGCACCTCCAGCACCTGATTCCACCGCGCGATCGGCAACGTCACCGTCGCCGGTAGGGTCGATACGTCTTGCTGTGTTCCGCTCAATTCGCACACTCCCGTTGTTGAGTTGATCGATGGACGCTCCGGCTCACATCGCCGCCTGGCCGTTGTCGAGCGTTTTGATGTAGGGCGCGGCGAGCGCCCAGAACGCCGCCCACTGGGTCGCCAGTTGGCCCACCGCGTCGGCGTAGTTTGTTCCGTTCACGCCGGGTGACGCCGGGTCCGGTTGCACGCCGAAATTGTTCGGCGCGTAAGGTCCCATGCCGCCCATCGAGCCGGATTCGAATTCCGTGCCCGGCACGCCGCCATAGTCGGCCGAGGCGGTGGCCACCGCCTCGTTGAGACGCAGCACGGTGGTGTTGAGACCGGCGAGGCGGGAGACGACACTGTTGGTCATCTGACCGAAAGTCGTCTGATTAGGGATGATCAACGCGGCCATCAGGTTGCTCCATTTGTTGCGGTCATAGCATCGGTATCCAGGTCCAGGTCGGCGGGCTGGTGTAGGCGACCGCGATGGCGTGTTGCGGCCGTAGCGTCAGAATGATCGGCGCCGTCCACTGCGCCCCGCCCGTGAGTTGGAGACCAACGCCATTGACCGTGATCCCGTAGACGACGCCACCCGTGATCAGAATTTCATTCGGATACGGCGCGAGATTGGTGACCTCGACGCCGGTCGCCGGAAGGGCGGGCGTGCCCGAGATCCAGGGGACGCCGATATTGTCCTGGAGGATGGAGAAAATCGGCGCGGGGCCGCCAAAATCGATATTGTTTATGTAGAGATTGTTGTGCGTGATGATCATGTTGGCGCAGTTCGCGTCGAGGCAATACATCCCGATGTTCAGGCTGTTACAACGGTTTCCCGAGATGATGATGTTCAAAACGCTTTGCACGACGATACCGGCGCCATAACGGTTGCCGCCGTAACCCAGGCAAAAGTTACCTTTGACGCTAGAGTTGTTGGCGTAAAGCAGCAACATGCAATAACCGGCGGTCGAATATGTCAGGTTGAACCGGGCGCCGGAACCGCTCCCTCCGGTGAACGCGACGGGGTTGGCGGGCGGTGTCTGCGTCAGACCTCTGTTGTAGACGCTTACGCCCGAGATGACGCCGCCGCTGACCGCCGTCACCTGAAGCAATACCTGCGCGCCTTCCTGCGCGGCGGGCACGGCGGGCCCGGTCAGGATGTTCCCCACCGTGTAACCCGTGCCCCCGGCTGAGATCGCGGCGGCGGTGCATTCGGACTGCGGCTCGGTGAAATAGTTATCAATGATGGTGATGGACTCGGCCTGAAGGCTCGCGGTGCCCGCCACGAAGCACGCGATGGAGCCGAACGAGTCGATGGCGTTTTGCGTAACCGTGATGTAGGCGGGCATCACGGCGTTCGCCATCGCTCCCGGCTGGATCAAAATGCCGAAGTCCATGCCCAGAGCGATGTTTTCCGCGATAATGTTGCCCTGGCACTGGTTCTCGATGATGATGAAACTGACCGGCCCGGCGCCGTAAGCGCCCCAGGCGCAGTAACATTCCCTGACATTGGTCGTCGGCTGCGAACTCAGGCGGATGCAGGCGTCGCGCTGGCCGTAGGGCGACCCGGTCATCGGTGCGAAGCGGACGCGGGTGATGGTGCCGTTGCCGCCGATCGCGCTGCCGTTGGCGCTGGTGGTATCCTGACAGATCACCGGCCCGCCGAGGTAGTTCATACTTGAGGTGACGAAACAATCCTCGATCGCATACCAGGCGCAACGGTCCAGATTGATCGCGTTGGCGGCGGTGCCGGCGAATGTGACGTCGTGGATGCTCACGAAATTCGCCAGCGTGGCGCCGACGCCGACGCAATTCGCGGCGGTGGGGGCGATGGTCAGGTGGCTGATCTCGACATGCGCGTCGGTGGCGGTGGAGAAACTGAGCACGAACGTCCACTGGGTCGCCGCGACCGCGATGACCGACGCCGGACCCACGCCCAGCACTGAGACGCCAGCCGCCAGATAGATCGACGCGGTCGTGCGATAGGTGCCCGCCGGGAAGAAGACCGTGTGCGCCCCGGCGACGTTGACCGCGTTCTGGATCGCGGTGGTGTCGTCGGTCGAGCCGTTGCCCGTGGCGCCGTAGTCTTTGACGTTGGTATAGAGCCGCGCGCGGCTATCGACGTATTGTTTTGTCGCCGCTTCCATCGCGGCGGATGGATCGCGGCCCAGCACAACCGTGGTGCCGCTCACGAAGCTTAGTCCAACGTTGTTGAAAGCCGCGATCTGGGTGCCAGCCGGATAGAACCAGACCGCGCCACCAGCGATGATATTGAGCGTGCCACCAGTGATGCTGAAGCCATAGCTGCCGCCATACATGTCGATGCCGCCGGTCAGATCGGTGGCGGTGTTCGACACGTGGTTGTTCAGCCAGATGCCGTTGAGCGTCGAGCGCGCGGCAACCGTCAGACCGCCATTGAGCGTGGTGTTGCCTGACGTGTCGATGGTCAACCGTAACTGTGCCGCGCTCTCATCGCCGATGGAATAGCTGCCATCCGTCCATGTCCCAGCGCTCCATGTGCGCAGCCCGTTGATCGTGCTGCGGTAACGCGCGCCGGTCCCGGCTGGACTGAGGATTTCCATCGGGTCGTTGCCCGACTGCAAATACATCCGCCCGGAGTTCCGCATGATCCTCAGTGGCGCGTCGATTGGACTGCCGTTGTCTCCCATGCGGCTGATCGTGAAGTCACTGCCGACGTTGCCGGTGCTCTCTCCTGCCGTGACGGTGAAATGCCAACGCCATAGCCCGTTGGTCTCAAATGAGAGCGAACGATAATCACCTGTCGTGCTGTTCAGGGATATTTGCGGGTTGGCACCGGAGAAGGTTGTGTGTCCGGTGACGTTGCCGCCTGTTAGCCTGAGGTAGGCCCCATCGACCCATGCCGTGGTCGCGAGGTCGCTCGTGTAAGCACCGTCGATGTAGAGGTTCAGGGCGCCGTTGTAACCAAAACCCACCCATCTTTGTGTGGCGCCAGAGAGGCCGCGATAGATGATCCCCATATTGCCGTCGAGGAAGACGTTGTGCAGGCCCGAGTCTCCCCCGACCGACAGCCCGTTCGCGAGAGTAAGCCCGTTCAGATTGAACCGCGCGACCCGTGACTGATTGGCGTCTGTGTTGGCGTCGTTGGTCTGGTTGCTGACCCAGATGTCGAGGTGCTCACTGCCCCACGCGCCGCCCTGGAACCCGCCCCGGATCGAGGCGGCGAAACGCGGCGTCGTGTCGCCCGCGTAA